ACGGAAGGCTTGACGCATCATGTTGCCACCGCGAGGACAAGGTAGATACGTCTTGAAACGTGGCGTTGAGAGTTCTAAACGCAAGAATACCTCTCCGTCGCGTAACCCACCGCCAAAGCGCCGCCTCACCAGCGGCATTGTGGCACAATGGTGGACCCCTTGGGGAATGTCCACGACCAAGGCGCACGAGAATTATGAGTTTCGTGCGCTCGGTCGCACTTGGTTGGGCGCCAAGTACGACTGGTCGCGGTACACCCCCCTGCGGCAGTTGGATGATTGGGGTGAGTATATCACCACTTTTCATATGCCGAGCCCACCCGTGCATCCCGACTATGTACGGTTCACAGAGTTAGGTGAACAGGAGCCTACTCCCCCTCACAGCCCACTCTTGAGGCCCCCCTACGTGCCTGAGGAAATTGTGTTTCCCAGTGGACACGAGCGTTTGGACAGTTATGTGTCTGCCATAGTTGCGTATGACCCCCAGCTGGCAAACCGGGGCATTGCCGCGGTTTATCCAGACTTGGTCTACGAGCCTGGCAGCACTGACCTCAACTGGCCCGAATTGTCCTATGTCCCTGGGAGCACGAACGTCAGACGACCTCGTAGGCGTTCAGACCAATTCTCAGACAGATTGATAAATGCCACACTTGGATTCGTGGTAGATGCTTTGCCAACGGCTCAATCGTTGGCTAGCCTCCTTGGAGGCTCGCGCTTTAAGCGTGACAAAGTTGCTGATCTCACCTCGCGACGCGGGCCCACGATGGCATTAGTGCCATATTTGAGTCCGGACGCATTAGGCGAGATGCAACGCATCCCACACCCAAGCAATGACACAATCCCGCTCCACGACGCTGTGCAAACGGCGTTTGTCAAAGGGGCGGTGGACACCGGCCTACCTCTTGATTTGTACGAATACCTTTGCAATGTTAGTTTCTTGCAGGGGCGTTCCGAACACCATATTAAGGAGATCAAGACAAGAGTCGTCCAATGGCTTACGCGCGAGAAGCCAGACTCCACTCCAGCGTGGAGGCACTCTATGGTTACGCGCTGCGTGGTCGCTCTAGCTAGGAAAAGTCCGCTAGAAGCCAGTTTTATTACGGCCTTGCGATCCGAGGGGTATTTTGGCGTGGACGGACCCTATTCGACGTTGCATAGGATCCATGGCTTGTCCCGCGGTGAAGTGCCGAAGGAGGGTAACCCCCTTCGCCGGCTACTCACGCGGCGCAAGTCCTTACCGCACGCCTGAGGTCGCCCCGTTCTTCGGCAGAAAATTTGCGCGATGGGCAAGTCCCTTAAAGACTACTCGCGGCCCAACGCGATTACATTTCTGCCCAAGGATGAGGGAGACCAACATGGGGGGCTGATTGGGCACATGGCTTTGCCCCGCGAGTTTAGTCACTCTCGCATATTCGCCCACCATAATTGCTTGCACAACCAGCAAATCGCCATTCAGAACAGGGTGTTGTTTGACACCGGAATGCTTCCTGATCCTGAAGCAGCACAATATTACCTGGCAGCCTGCCGACGTCTCGGCAGGTCCCTAGGTTTTACACCGCCAATTTCTTATGACGCGTTCCTCGACCATTATTCTGGTGGTAAGAGGAGACGTTATGAGGATGCCGTGGCTAAGTGCAAAACGTTCGGCGTATCAAAGCAGGATGCGAGAGTTGAAGCGTTCGTAAAATGTGACAAGATCGTTTTTAAAGAGGGATTGGACAAGCCCAATCCCGACCCACGCGCGATACAGTTTCGCGACCCCGTATATTCTGCGGAGTTTGGGTGCTATCTGAAGCCTATAGAGCATAAGATTTACAATTGCTCTGGCAGTCGTTCAAACGGGCTACCTCCCGGGAGACAGATAGCAAAAGGCCTCAATCAGCTGGACAAAGGGTTGCTGTACCACCAAAAGTGGCTCAGCTTCAAGGATCCTGCCGGCATTGTAATTGACGGGACGCGTTTTGACGCCCACGTCTCTGAGGTCCTCCAACGTGGGGAACACCTTGTTTACACAAGTGCCAATCCCGACCCGTACTTCAAGTGGTTGCTGTCCTTACAGATTCGCAACAAGTGCTTTTCCACTCGTGGGATTGCATACACAGTGTGGTACCGTAGGATGTCCGGGGATATGAATACCGCTGTTGGCAACTGCACCATTATGACCATGATGGTTGCTAGTTATTTCAACAGATACTTCCCGGATGATTACTATCAGCTCATTGATGATGGTGACGATTGTGTAATCTTGGTGGAGCGCGCGAGGAAAGATGTTGTCTTTCCCCTTGATGGCAGGTTGTTCTACCTGCACTGCTCTGGTCTAGGCATGAACATCAAGGTGGAAAGCCATATAACCTCGATCGAAGAGACTTCCTGGTGCCAATCTTCTCCTGTACTAACACCAGCTGGCTATAAGTTTATCCGGAACCCTGCTAAGGTAATTTCCGGGGCCTTAGTCTCTCCGAAGTGGCCGCAGATGAAGTCTGCTAAGTCACGCGCAAAACTTTGCAACACCATTGGGATGTGTGAGGCAATCCTCAACCTCGGCATTCCTATGTTGCAAAGTTTCGCTTGTGCCCTTATTCGCAATTCTGGCACTGCCGCTACCCTGCGCACCTTTGATCAGGGTGAACAGCTCATCTACAGGGTGCGGAATGAACTACGAGTGTCGGTACTGAAACGTCTTCCGTCAGTTAAACCGGCAGAAATCAGCATGGAAACTCGACTTTCGTTCGCAAAGGCTTTTGGGTATGACGTCGATGCCCAATTGTACTACGAGCGGTCGTTTGATGCGTGGCGCTTCTCCCTTGAGGAGCCATTGGAACTACCAGATCATATGGAGGTCCACCAATGGCTATGGGAGGGGTTCGAGCCAGAGCTGTGCTGATCCCAACCGTCACCTTGACGCAAACTGGCGCCCGGCGGAGGCGTTAAATCCGTCATGGGGTTACATGGTTTAAACGACCCAAAACGGTGGCGGCTTTGCCTTAATACTTCCGTGCTAAACAAAATGCCAAGAGACTGCACGGCGTCGGCCGCAAGGTACCATGTGATGTACAGTCCCTGTTCGCTATCCAGGGATCCCATACAGATAGCAATCATCGACTACTTAACTACCTTCAACACATTTCTCACCTCCCTCTTATCACTTGTCATTGCAATAGTATGGCTGGTAAGAAGACTTCAAAAGCTGCAAAAGCTCGTGGACGCGTCAATGGACGACCTCGAAGCACTCAAGACGCTTACGTCGGACAAGGTTCCGGTGCTGTCCAGAGCTCAATCGAGCCCTGGCATGAGTCCATCAAACCCTCTGTGACGGTTAAGTCAACCGCTCAAAATGGTGACACGGTCTTGGTCGGACGCGAGCTCGTCGGGCAAACCCAAATGGGCAACCCTGGTGACATCGCTTTCATACTGGACATGTCTCCAGCACAGTGGGTTGGCACTCGGGCCCAGTCCTACGCGCGGATGTTTGAGTCTTTCTTTATTCAAAGTGCTACCATGACGGTCGTCCCCGTCTGCCCGTCTACCACTACGGGGTTGAGTTTTGCGTACTTTGACAAGGATCCTCTTGACGCTCCTGTCACCTCGTTGACGTCTTTCGGATCCCTTTCGAAGCTCATGTCGCAGCAGGGTGCGACTGTCGCCCCTGCTTGGAAGCCTCTCGTCACCAACTTTAGGTTGACGCAAGACGAGAAGAAGACTTACTTCTCCGCCCCTATTCTGGGCGAAGGTGACATACGCAATTGTCAGCAAGGCATTGGCTACGTCTACTCCACTGGAGTGCCGTCACAGGTCAACGGTGCCTTGGTCATGTTATCGTACACGATCAAATTCCTCAGCCCTTGTGCTGTGACCGTCCCAGCCGTCGCCCCGACTGGATGGGTCCCATCGCAATTGTCTGGGGGCCCGTACACCTCCACCACTGCCTTCTTCTCCCCAGGTGTCACACCTCAGGGCAACAACTTCGTTATTGGTAGTCCCTCTGGGACCATCCTGGAGCTCCTTAGTTCGCAGTCGTTTATTGTAACGATCGCGAACGCGGTCACGACTGTGGCTGCCTACACGCCTCTGTTCATGCGAGCCGTCGGTGCAACATACAGACTTTACACTTCTGTCGAAGCTGCATCGGCAGGCAACTTGGATGAGGCGTTGTATGGAGCACCAAACAACGTTGTCAACCTCAACGCCTGGGTTTGGTTGAAGTTGCTTACAAACGTCATTAACGTTTGAGCTAGTCGACCTTCGGACTTGCCACTTAGATGACTGGGTTTCAAAATCAGCCCAGCTCCGTATGGCAAGCTGCGTGGATGGGTGCACCTACGGGTGTTACTGCTTAATTCGGGCAGACACGTTAAAACATCACGTCCCTCGGAAGACGGTGCATCGAAAATTTATTACCGTTAGATGCTTGGCTGAGAGCCCGCTTACCCAGTGTTATGGGGAGACCTTGTTGGGGGTCGAAAGTGCGTTGTAAACAGCGAAGTTGGCCGTATCTTCTAAGCATGCGAAAGCTAAGGTTGGTGCTACCGAGGGCGAAGCACCAGTCGAGAAAGCCAATGTAGTTGTGGGTGGTTCCCACACAACGCGTCCCGTGGGAGATCGTCCCACGCAGTCCAAAAGACTATAAACCGAGCGAGTTGCCCGACACCAAATGGGTCTTCGGACCTGCCAGCTTCATGCTGGGCCGCGGTGAACGGCCGTGACACCAACTGACAAGGTGCCACACAACAAAACCCCTCATCAAAAGAGAATGGA